GGCGGCATTCTTTGCGGAATATCAGAACGAGCCGATAGTGGCAGAGAATGTCGCGGGCGAAATCGTTGCCGACGAGATCGCGGCGAAGACTAACGGCATGAAGCGCGGCGAGGTTCCGATCTCTGCGACGCGCTTGACGATGTTCATCGACGTTCAGCAAAAGCTTCTGTTTTATGCGGTGGTTGCATGGGATGACAACTTCACCGGCTACATCGTGGACTATGGATCGTATCCGGATCAGGACAAGCCAAATTTCCTGATGCGCGACGCGACGAAAACGATTCAGGCGGCATCGACCGCGACCGGGCTGGAAGGGCAAATTTACGGCGCGTTGAATGCGCTGACGCAGAAGATGCTGCCGAAAGAGTTTCAACGCGATGACGGTGCGCAGATGCGCATTGACCGGTGCCTGATCGATGCGAACTGGGGCGCGTCAACCGATATCGTCTATCAGTTCTGCCGGCAGAGCAACCACGCAACCGTGATCCTGCCGACGCATGGCAAGTATGTCGGCGCATCGAGTACGCCATTCAGCGAATACACTCGCCGCCCAGGTGATCGCGTAGGACTCAACTGGCGCATTCCAAATCTGCACGGCAAGCGCGCCGTAAGGCATGCGGTTTACGATACCAATTTCTGGAAATCGTTTGTGCAATCCCGCTGGGGCGCGGCGATGGGTGACGCCGGGTGCCTGTCGATATTCGGCAAGAAAGCCGAGGAGCATCGCATGTTCGCGCAGCACATGACGGCAGAGTATCGGGTGCAGACGCAAGGGCGCGGGCGCATGGTCGACGAGTGGAAGCAGCGACCAGACAAGCCAGACAATCATTGGCTCGACTGCATCGTTGGTTGTTCTGTGGCGGCATCCATTCTCGGGTGCTCGCTCGAAGGGATGGGCGCTATGGAACCGAAGAAGCGCGAGCGCGTCTCGTTCAAGGCGATGCAGGAAGCTCGGCGGAAGGGCAGATCATGACGCTACGCGCACCGAAAAACGTAGCCGAGGCGATAGAGGACGAAACCAACGCCGTCGCGTGCAGGGCTTGCGGGTGCCAGCATGCGCATACTATCGAGAGCCGGCGCACGCCATCAGGCCGCATTCGTCGGCGCAGGGTGTGCCGCAACTGCGGGCAGCGGTACTCTACGCTCGAAATTCTGGCCTGACTCGCAAGCCAAGAAATTGACCAAGCCCCACCGGAAACGGTGGGGCTATTTCGTTTCCTGCCAACTATTTCCTACATCAAACACCACATATAGCGTATTTTCTACAACCGCGTAGGAAGTAATGGCGAATCCCTCTCCGGTGTGTATTTATGCCGGCAGGAGGATCAACTTTGGCCGATGAGATTGCCGACGCCATCGTATCAAACGCGCAGTCGCCGAAGACAGCAACCGGCGACGCTGGCAGCGTAACCGCGCACTCCCTCAAAGAGCAGATCGAGGCCGACCAGTATCTCGCCGGCAAAGCCGCCGTCGCCGCTAAGGCGTGGCCGTTGCGCATGAAGTTCGTCGCTCCGGGGCCAGTCTGATGCCGGCCATACTGGACCATACGGGCAAACCATTCGCGAGCGAGGCCGCAAAGCCGGCCCGCACGATCCGCGCCAAATTCGACAGCGCGCAGACCACGGCAGACAATCGCAAGCACTGGGCGAACGCCGATGGCCTGTCGGCCAATGCCGCAGCGACGCCGGCCATCCGCCGCGTGTTGCGCAACCGGGCGCGCTACGAGACGCAGAACAACTCCTACGGCAAGGGCATCATCCAGACTCTCGTTAACGACATCATCGGGACCGGGCCGCGTCTGCAAATGCTGACCGATGACGATGTTCTGAATAGCGAAATCGAGGATGCCTGGGAAGAATGGGCCGAAACAATTTGCCTCGCCGCACGCCTTCACACATTGCGATATTCGAGATGCGTTGACGGCGAGGCTTTCGCAATCCTGGGGTACAATCCAGAAAACGCCAACATCGGCAGCGACATTCTTCTGGACCTTCGGTTGATCGAGGCAGAGCAAGTATCCGCCGCGCCTGGTGCGCAAGATCCTGCCGACGGAATCGCATACGATACATGGGGCAACCCTTCGTCGTTCCGCGTTCTGAAAACTCACCCAGGCGCATCCGGATCAACGCAAGAATTCCAGATTGTGCCGGCTGCGCAGATGGTTCACACGTTTTGCCAGTATCGCCCTGGGCAGAGCCGTGGCATCCCAGAAATTGCGCCTGCGCTTCCGCTCTTCGCGCAGCTTCGCCGCTATACGCTCGCCGTGATCGAGGCGGCAGAAGTCGCGGCAGACCATGCGGCGGTGTTGCAGACGAACGCGCCAGCCGGAGAGGCGGCGGCGGATGCGGAAGCGTTTGAGGAAATCGCGCTCGAAAGCCGTATGGCAACCGTTCTCCCTGCCGGGTGGACGCTAGGCCAGATGAAGAGCGAGCAGCCGACAACGACCTATCCGGCGTTCAAGAAGGAAATCTTGAACGAGATCGCCCGATGTCTGAACATGAGCTATAACGTCGCGGCCGGCAACTCATCGGGCTACAACTATTCGTCTGGCCGGCTCGATTGGCAGACCTATTACCGCGCAATCCGCATCGATCAGTCATTCATCGAAAAGCTTGTGCTAACCAAACTCTTCGCCGCCTGGCGCAAGGAGTGGGCGCTCGTCTATGGCCGCTCTGCGCTCGCGAATACGCGCCTCAAACACAAATGGTTTTGGGATGGTCAAGAGCACGTTGACCCGTCGAAGGAAGCGAATGCGCAAGAGACTCGCCTACGCAACAACACAACCACGCTTGCCGACGAGTATGCCCGCGTTGGCAAAGACTGGGAGCCGGCACTAGAGCAGCGGTTTCGCGAGAAAGCGCGGGCTATGGAATTCGCCAAGAAATACGGCGTGCCGTACGAAGACCCGCACGCCACGCAACCAGCAGGGCAACAACAGCAAGTCGAGACGCCAGACGATGGCGACATGCCAAACACGGATACGGAGGAATAGGCGATGGAAGAGATTCTGAAGCTCTCCGGCGGCAACGGGAGCGCAACTGTACAGGCGGCGGCAGAAGGCGACAAAGGGCCGCGCAAGTTTTCGATGCGGGCGTACAGCGGCGGCGAAATGAATGTCTATCTCGGATATCAGATGCGCCGCGTCGTGATCGACATCGACGGCATCCAGGTTTCGCGCAAGGCGCGTCCGATCCTAGCCCACCACGATACGCGCCAGGTGGTCGGCCATTCGACCAGAGTCACGAAGGAAGGCGGCGCGCTGAATATCGAAGGCGTCGTATCTGGAGTCGGCGCGGCGGCCATCGAGGTGGCCGGCGCATCTGACAACGGGTTCCCGTGGCAAGCGTCGGTCGGACTGAGCGTCAAGAAGGCCGTCGAGTACGACGAGGGAAAAAGCGTGACCGTGAATGGCCGCGAGTTCGCAGGGCCAATCGTGGTCGTACGCGCAAGCAAGCTAAACGAAAGTTCGTTTGTCCCGCTTGGGGCGGATGACGACACGGACGCACGTATGGTCGCGTCTTTCGAGGGCGCAAACTTTGGAGGGTTGAACATGGAGCTTAAGAAACAAGACGGGGCCGGCGATGACGGCCAGGGCGAGGAGACTGTGATTCAGGCCGCAGCCGAAAAGCCGATTGCGGTTGATGCCGTGAAGGTCGCGCAGGACGCGATCAAGGCCGAGCGTGCGCGAGTCGCCGAGATCAAGAATCTCTGCGCTGGCGAGTTCGGCGAGATCGAAGCCGCTGCCATCGCGAGCGGCGAGAGCGCGGCGCAGGTCGGGCCGAAGGTTCTCGAAGCGATGCGTAAGGGCCGGCCGAGTGTGCTCGCGATCCACGCGCACGGCGGCGAGAACATGGACGGCGCGACGCTGGAAGCCGCCGCACTTCTCGCCGGCAAGCTGCCGAATATCGAGAAGCACGCCGACGCCAAGGCGCTCGAAGACGCGCACAAGCAGTTCAAGCGCGGCGTCAGCATGCAGGAAATGCTGCTCCATGCCGCGTGGGCGAACGGCTGCAACGCTCGCACGTTCCGTGAGAATCCGCGTGAGGTGATGCGGTTCGCGTTCGGCGATCAGCGGTTGCAGGCCGGCTTCTCCACCGTGGACATCGGCGGCATCCTGTCGAACGTGGCGAACAAGTTCATGCTCGAATCGTTCAACTTCGTCGAGCAGGCTTGGCGCAAGATCGCGGCCATCCGCAACGTCTCGGACTTCAAGACCGTGACGAGCTACCGGATGACCGGGGCCGGCGAGTACGAGAAGGTGACGAGCGGCGGCGAGATCCGCCACGGCACGCTCGGCGAAGAGAGCTTCACCAACAAGGCCGACACCTACGGCAAGATGCTGGCAATCACGCGTCAGGACATCATCAACGATGACATGGGCGCGTTGACCCAGGTTCCGGCGATGCTCGGCCGCAGCGGCGCGCTGAAGCTGAACAAGGTGTTCTGGACCGCGTTCATGGACAACGCCAGCTTCTTCACCGGGACCGGCAAGTACATCGACGGGTCCACGACCGTCCTTGGCCTGACCGGCCTTGATCTCGGCGTTCAGGCGTTCCTCGCCAAGACGGACGGCCTGACGCCGGCCAGCCCGCTCGGCCTGCGCGCTTCGATTCTGCTCGTTCCGCCCGCGCTGGAAACCATCGCGAAGCAGCTGTACACCTCCACCGAGGTTCGCGATACCACGGCCAGCACGAAGTTCCCGACGGCGAATGTCTTCGCCGGTCAGTACGAGCCTGTTTGCTCCACGTATCTCAGCGACGCGACCATCAGCGGTTACAGCTCCACCGCATGGTATCTGCTCGCCGATCCGCGTGCGATGGCGACCATCGAGGTTGCGTTCCTCAACGGCATCGAGACGCCGACCGTCGAGACTGCCGATGCAGACTTCAACACCCTCGGCATCCAGATGCGCGCCTATCACGATTTCGGCGCGAAGAAGCAGGACGCACGCGGCGGCCTGAAGAGCAAGGGCGCCGCCTGATCAACGCGGCACACGACATAACCGCCCCCGGCCTGTGAGTGCAGGCCGGGGGATTCAAAAACTACAAGGAGAAAAGCATGGCTATGCAGGCGAAGTTCGTTCAAGACGGGATCGTTGTTCCCGTCGTTGTCGCGGCCCAGGTGGTGCCTGGCGATGTGGTTGTTGTCGGCAAGCGCGTCGGCGTTGTGGTCGCTGGCAAGACCACTGCCGAGATCGCTGCCGGCGATACCATCGCGTCGGTGCAGATGCACGGCGTTTTCAACCTGCCGCTTGTCGGCAGTCTCGCCGTTGCCGATGGCGAAGCCCTCTACTGGGATGCCGACGGCAACCCGTACGGCGGCACGACCGGGACCGGCTGCGTCACCAAGACCGCGACCGACGTTTTCTGTGGATATGCGGTTGGCCTGTCTGGCAGCAACGCCGGCTCGGTCAACTGTGACCTCGCCTCGAAGGATGGCGTCGACCTGACGTGAACTACCTGACGCGCCTCGGCCTGTAAACGCACGGGCCGGGGCGCGGCCTTTCTTCTTCGGAGATTCATCGTGCGCGAGTTGTCAGTCCTAACCGCCGTTCATGGTCGCCACGCGCTATCCGTCGCGATGGCTCAACACGCCATGACGATTGCGGTTGACGGCTGGCGCATGAATCTGGTTGCGGCCGTATCGCTAGAGGATGCGCGTGATGGCGCGTTCATGGATGCGCTGCGCGCAACCGGAGCAACCGTTTTCGCATTCCCGAATGCGCCGCTTGCGATGAAGTGGCAAGCCGGCCTGTCTGTGCTCCACAACGAATTTCCCAATACCGATGCAGTCATGTCGATGGGATCTGATGATTTCGCATCGCCAGAGTATGTGCGAGAGGCTTGCAGGCTGGTCGATGGCGGAGAAGTCACGCCATTCGGCAAGCGTAATATTCATATGTTCAACGCAGAGACAGGCGAGATCGGAGAATGCCCGCACGGCAATCCGGCGCTGACAATGGGCGCTGGCCGAGTCTATCCGCGCCATGCGCTGGATCGTCTGCATTGGGTTCTGTGGACATCTCCCTTGCAGCGCGGACTTGACAACGCGGCAACGGTGCGATGCTACGAGGCAAGCATGCACGTTCTCGTAGCGACAACCGACCATCCGGTGATCGATGTGAAAACCACGAACATGAATTCATGGGATAGGCTTGAATCGCTGAGCATGCTCACAGCGCGCCACAATGCGGAAGAGGCGCGAAACCTTCTTGAAAAATCAGGCTTGCAAAGCGTGCTGCGTTGGCATGCCGCGCACTTGGCCGGCGTCAAATAGGAGTCAGATATGGAAACCGTTATGTTGATTCTCGGCCATGCATGGGTTTTCCTCAATTCTCCTGTCGGAATCACCGTGGTCGGATCTATCGCGCTGTTTGCTATGAACAGGGCCATCACGGCAAAGCCAGCATGGAAGAGATACCTTGACCAGTACGCCGGCACTTTCGTAGCCGCCATCAAGTGGGCAGAGAAGGCCGTTCCTGATGACTGCCAGGACAAGAGCGTAAGGCGCCTAGACGCTGCGCTCAAATACTTCTTGGTTGTCTACACGCAGACCACGGGCAAGACGCCAACGCCAGCACTTGAACTAATCATCAAGGAAGCCTTGCAGGTGAAGCATGCCGAGCTAGAGGCGGGGCCGGAGATTCTTTGATGGCGTTCCTTCTTTCGGCCTTCGGTCAGATTCTTCGCTGGCTTCTTCCAGCAGTGATCCAGCACAGGGAGAGCAACCATGAGACATTCGTCGCTGGTTCTGATCCTCGCGAGTATGATCGCATCAGCCGTATGCGCCGGCTGTAGTCCGCTCGCGTTCCTCTTTCCAGAGAAACCTGTTTACGTTCCGCCTGGTGTGATGGTTGAGCTTGCCGAGGACGCGACGCTTGACTGTTGGGCCGACAACATCGAGACGGGCAAACGAGAGAAGCGCACGCTTCGCGCCCGCGATGGATGGATGATCGTACGTCCTCGCGCACAGTGGGAGCCAACCGAAGAAGAGAAGCGCAAGCCTATCGAGAAGGAAGAGAATCCAGAGCCATCTGAACCGGCGACGGCAAAGAAGATCGCGGCCAGATGGTAGACATGCGCACGCAGCAGGCCAAGTGCGAGAAATGCGGCAAGCCGCAAAGTGGTCACGATCCGCTGTGCCTTCACGTGATGATGACCGGCCATCGCCTTTGGTTGTGCCTTTCGTGTTCGTCCAGGATCGCGGGGCCGTATAGGTTCACGGCAGAGGAGTACAGACATGGCCGACGAGGTTGAGTTGACCCGCGAAGAGAAGGCAGAAATCTTTTCAAGCCTGAAGTCGCTCGCAATCGGCATGGCCGAAGTCAGGATGGACATCACGCACATCAAAAACAATCTGCCGAAGCAGCCTTGCCAATGGCAAGCCGCGCTGGAGAAGCGAGTGCAGATAATCGAGGACGAGCGCAAGACAACGGCGCAGGACTGGCGCAAGGCGGCTATCGACTTCGCGAGCAAGATCGTTTGGGTGGTTCTCGTCGGCGCATTCGCATACGCCAGGGGCAAGGGCTTGATCTGAGGGTAATCGAGTGTCCGAATCAAATTTCGTTGCCATAGTTAAAGCGGCCGGCGCAAGCGACGGCTTCACGCATTCGGTGAGGGTCGCGAATCCGGAAGACTTCGCGAACGCACTACCGGTTGCGGAGTTGCCGACAGCAGGGGAAGCGTATCGTGATGTTCTGTTCCGCCTCACGACGGACAACAATATCTATTATCTGAACGAATCCGGAGATGGCTGGATGCAGTGCATTGCCATCGAGCAGGGGGATGGCGAGGAAGGCGACAAGCTCGCGGTCTTCGGCGGCATGTGGGCGAATACTGCATACCTGCCATTCGGCGATCAGACAGTGGACGGATCGTGGCGCATCGGGATGAGCGGAACGGCTCTGGTCTTCGAGCGCCGTGAGAGCGGTGCGTGGGTCGAGAAGGCGAGGATGCAAGCATGATTACAGGCCACAAATATCACGACGATATCCAGGGCATTCTGCAAACCGCCTTGACCGGAGTCACGCAGTACACCTTCAGGCAGTACCGGAACACCGGCATGGTGATGCCGCACATCGCGCGCGGAGACGTTTTCTCAATGACGTTCCAGATGCCGCACCGAAAGTATCTAGGCAGCGCGCTCGATTCTGTCCATCTGCACTTCATCCCGCTGGCCGCTGCTGACGGAAATGTCATCATCGACTTCGCGTGGGGGTGGTACAACACGAACTCGGTTGTTCCTGACGTTCTACCGTATACCGGCAGCAAGACGATTCCTCTCGTCGCAGCGGATCAATACAAGCAGAAATTGGCAACGGTCGTTGTCAATCTCGCCGCGCCAGCCAGCGAAGAGTATTCAAGTGTTCTGTTCGTGAAATGCACACGCGCAACAACTGGCGACACGTGGGGAACGGGTGAACTCGCGCTCGATTACATGGACGCGCACTATCTTGTTGACCGTTTTGGGTCGTACCTCGAAGCAGCTGACGCATAGGAAAACGCATGGCTGGACACGTGATGGTTGTGAAGAAGGCCGAAGACGGCGACAACGCAATTGCAACCGTCAAGGTCGCCGAGGCCGGCGATCATCCGACGATGGCTGTCAAGATCGCTGTCGATGGTGATGGTTTTGCTCGCGTGGTGAAGCTCGCCGCTGCCGGGGATGGCTTCTCTGAGGTGGTCGAAGTGGTCAACCCGGAGGCACTCGGGCCTGGCGGTATCGACGAGTTCACCAAGCTGATGCTGAACATGAATACGGTCGATTTCACGGATTCGTCCGGAGAGGAAAACGAGCCGTCGTTCCCGTGGGGTACACCGACCGTCGCGACTGGCGACACCGGGTTTGACAAGTGCGGCGTGTTCAACGGGGCGCCGCCGACGGCAATCAAAGTCGCTTCGCCGACGTTCAATCTAGGCGCAGGCAATTGGGTTTTTGACACCAAAGTCTACGGCATGGCAGCGACCTACAATTTCCTGTTCGACTACCGATACGCCACCTCTGACTTGCTCGTTCTTTGCTATGCGCTAACAGGTGGGGGGATGGGAGGTACTGACCCGCAGTGGCAGCTAATGGAGTATGAGGATGGGTGGGGGCCGCGCGTACTGTGGACTGCCGATCAGACTCTCTCGGCAGCGGCATGGCATCACGTCGCATTGGTTCGATCCGGCAACGTTGTCCGACTCATGGTCAACGGGGAGAAGGTAGGCAACGACTACGCATTCGCCAAAACAGTAGGAGCGGCAACGAAATTCTA